AAGTACTACAAAAGAGTAATCAACGACAATATCGCTGCGCTGGAGAAAAAGAGGACCGCACTCATATCAGAAGGCAAAAATGTAGAAACCCTCACAAAGCAAATAATAGCTGCCGAAAGCCAACTGGGTGATTATAACAAAGAGATAGAGAAAACCATTGCCGCCGAGAAGCGACGACAGAAGTCAATACAGGATGGTATCAAGACACTCACGGGGCTGGGAGATGCTCAACAGAAGGGCACGGAGAAGTTTGCATATTTCACTAAGGCCTTTGATGACTTGCCCTTCCTGTCCGGCTTCAGCAAATTGGCCGGCAGCCTGGACTACAACATAGAAGGCTACAGGCAACTGGCCGCGGGCGGCGCTGACTTTGGCAAGAGTTTAATAGGCATGAGAGAGGCCGCGAGGACCGCACAGCTGGGCCTAGAAGACTTCAAGAAATTGATCATGGACAATCAGCCCACCCTGGCGGGATTGTATGGCACAGTGAATCGCGGAGTAGATAGCCTGGCCCGCATGTCCGAGATACTTAGGAGACCCACCAGTGGCTTGTACGAGCTGGGGGTAACCACAGAGCAACTGCTGAATTATCAAGGTACCTATCTTGAACGACAACTGATGCAGGGCAGGAAAGACTTCCTCAACAACGAGATGGCTGCCAGGCAGACCACTGCCTACGTCAAAGAATTGAACGTATTGTCTAGGCTAACGGGAATACAAAATGAACAATTAGACAAACAAGTAAGAGCGAGACAAAATGATGGAGTATTTCAAGCATATCTTAGCAGTCTCGACGATGAAGAAGCAAGAAAAACAGAAACGTTAATAGCCACATTAACAGCAGTGAATGGTCCGTTGGGGGAAACAGCAAAAAATTTATTGGCCACTGGTGTACCTCTAGACGAGCTTGGAGAAAAATTAACAGCACTGGCCCCGGGCTTCCAAGATGCCATACTGGCGTTCAAAGAGACAGGTGACCTCACAGGAACCCTAGTAGCACTGAGAGATTCTGGGAAAGATTTTAATGAGAGATTCAAAGGCACGTCTGGTGCTGCCACATTGTTAGCAGGAGATTTATCTGGCGCTTCCAATGCAGTTTTAAAATTGGGCAACATGACAATCAACACAGCGGCGGCGCAGGCGGAATTACTCAAGACAGCGGATCCCCTCACCAAGCGGCTGGCGGAATTTGAAGACTCCACCAAGCGTTTGAAGTCGGCATTCGAAAGCATACAGACCAGTTTCTTGAATACCCTGGGGCCAACCCTGAGCAAGCTGGTGGGTGGCACCACGGAGGGATTCACCACAGTGGCCAACTCAATAAGAGAGTTCACAACCAAGTTCCCGGCCACGGCGGCGACCTTGTACACCACTGCCATGGTAGGCGCGGCCACATTGAATTACGCCAGAGACGTTTCGGTGGTTGCAACTGGTACAATGATAGCCAACGGTAAACTAGGATTGAGTTCCCTATTAGCCACCACGGGCAACTTGTTGAAAGGATTCATGAGAGTGCTGCCTGTAGTGGCGGCCGGAGTTGAAGTTGCACAGGGAGCCGTGGAGGTCAGCAGCGATGACCCTGCCACATCAAAAAGAGGAAAAGCTCGATTAGGTGGCGTGGCCGCGGGAGCCACAGCCGGGGCCATGATAGGCAGTGTGATACCAGGGCTAGGCACAATACTAGGCAGTTTAATTGGAGCATCACTAGGCGGGTATTTCGCGGGCAACGCAATGGACTCCAGGGCGTTTGGTGGTGACCTCAACGTGGGCAGGCCAACACTGGTGGGCGAGCGTGGGCCCGAGCTGATATTGCCCAAGTCATCAGGCACAGTGGCACCATTGATGATGACAAAAACCAGCGCAGGAGCAGAAATAACCACTGCCTCTCCCGGTGACGCCAAGATGTCACAGATAAATTCCCTGGTAAATTCATTGAATTCCACCATGGGATCGGTGAACGAAACCATAGACAGGAGCGAAAAACATTTAAATAAGCTAGTGCAGCTAGCACAGATGCAATTGGACAAGACATCCGAGGTAAAAAATTCCATTGCTCAATTGGACTATGCTATAGTAAAATAAGGTATTGATATGAGTTGGAAAAAATATTTTAAAGAACCACAGACATCACCCATCAGCGGAGACAAGACACCCAACTTCGCCAAGAGGAATTATTCATCATACCTGCCGGACGTGTACACGGGTCACCCCAACAGGATACAGAGATACTTCCAGTACGACCAGATGGACATGGACAGTGAGATCAATGCCGCACTGGACATCCTGGCGGAGTTCTGCACACAGAGCAATGACGAGAACGAGACGCCATTCGACCTAGTGTTCAAGGACGAGATCACAGAGACCGAGGTCAAACTATTGAAGAAGGCCCTGCAGCAGTGGACCAAGAGCAACAGGTTCGGCAGGAGGATATTTAGGATATTCAGGAACTGCCTCAAATACGGCGACTGTTTCTTCGTGAGAGATCCGGAGACCACCAAGTGGCTGTACATGGATCCTGCCAAGATAGACAGGATCATAGTGAACGAGAGCGAGGGCAAGGTGCCGGAGCAGTACATCATTAGAGACATAAACCCAAACCTACAGAAATTATCAGTGACCCAGATAGCGCCCAACCAATTGTATGGTGGCACCACGGGCACCGGTCCAAACCAGCAAGGATATGCTGGCGCAGGACAGGGACTGAACAGCAGCTACCCAACCGGTGGATCAGGTGGCAGGTTCTACAGGACCATGAACCAGTACAACATCGAGGCCGAGCACGTGGTGCACATGAGCCTTTCAGATGGCATGGACAACCTGTTCCCGTTTGGTCAATCGGTATTGGAGCAAGTGTTCAAAGTTTACAAACAGAAAGAATTATTGGAAGACGCAATCATCATCTACAGGGTACAGAGAGCGCCGGAGCGTAGGGTGTTCTACATCGACGTGGGCAACATGCCAACACACTTGGCGATGCAATTCGTTGAGAGGGTGAAGAACGAGATCAATCAGAGAAGGATACCCAGCACGTCGGGCGGAATGAGCTACATCGACGCCACATACAATCCAATGAGCATCAACGAAGACTACTTCTTCCCACAGACCGCGGAAGGCAGGGGATCCAAGGTGGACACGCTGCCCGGTGGTACCAACCTGGGAGAGATCGACGATCTAAGATATTTCACCAACAAATTGTACAGAGGATTGAGAATCCCGTCCTCTTACCTGCCCACTGGCGCGGATGATGGGGCGCAGCAGTACAACGACGGCAGGGTGGGCACTGCCTACATACAGGAACTGAGATTCAACAAATATTGCGAGAGACTGCAGAGCCTGATCGCTCCCATATTTGACGAGGAATTCAAGTTATGGATCAAGAACAAGGGCTACAGCATAGACAACAGCACATTTGAGATCAAGCTCAACCCACCACAGAACTTTGCGCAATACAGGCAGACAGAGATGGACCAGAGCAGGGTGGGCACGTTCGTGCAGGTAGCAGAGCTGCCTTACATGAGCAAGCGCTTTGCGTTGAATAGATTTTTAGGATTATCAGAAGAAGAGATGGCTAAAAACAGCACGCTATGGGCAGAAGAGAATGCAGTGGCACAGAAGAAACAGACCAAGACCACGCAGTTGAGGACCGGGGGCATCAGCCAAGCAGGAGTGCAGTCGGACCTAGATCAATTTGAGGAACCAACGCCGGAGGCGGGAGCAGCGGCACCAGCAGCACCAGGACCAGGCAGCACACCAGGCACCACCCCAGGAGGCGGAGCCACAGTCTAAGGATTAAATAGTGTTATGCGTTTGACAGAAATGTGGTCACATACTCCGCAAGGATTTGAACAGAACAAGAATTACAATGCAGAAGATGACATCTCTGTGTTGGACTCCGACGACACACGCAAAACACGCTTGAAATTAAAAGACATCAACAAAATGCGTCTGGCCAGCGAGGCCCACGACCAGGATCAACGAGAACAGGCAGAATTTGTTCAAAAGATGTACGGTCAACCAGCCATCCAGGACGACAATCTAACACTTTAATATAATGTCCAGCACAGCGTTTGTATTGGGCAACGGAGAATCACGCAAGGGAATAAAAATTGCGGATCTAAAGAAGCACGGCACGGTGTTCGCCTGCAACGCAGTGTACAGGACAGAGGAACCAGACTATCTAGTGGCAGTGGATACTAAGATGGTACTTGAGATAGCCGAGACCGATTATCCGCTCACACACGAGGTATGGAGCAATTACAATCATCAGTATAATAAAGTGCCCAGAGCCAAGGATCATATAAAATGGTTCCAGCCCAGCCTGGGATGGAGCTCAGGACCCACAGCACTTAAAATGGCCGCCGACAAAAAGTTTGACCAAATTTACATATTAGGGTTTGACTACCAAGGACATGCTAGAGAACCTCGGGGCAAGAGCTTTCAATTCAACAACATATTTAAAGACACACGCAACTACAAAAAATCCAAAGATGAGGCCACTTTTCACGGAAACTGGATGAATCAGACCAAGAGAGTACTAACGGATTACCAAAATATACAATTTTTTCGAGTCACTGTGCCCACATCCTTCAAGCCCGCGGACCTAGAATTTAATAAGAACTTCCAAAACATTGACATTGACGCATTTTGTGCAAAATTTAGCATAAAAAAAGAAGTCTAACTAAAAACCGCCTTTTTTAAGCCAAAAGTACCGCTTTATTGCGTCCGCTGCGTAAATACAACACTTTATAAAGTATAAATCAAACTTGCCAAAAGGAGCACGTGCAAATGACACAATCTACAAACAAATTCGAGCAATTGCTAGAATTATTAATCAACGAAGAGAATGATAAAGCCCAAGCGCTATTCCATGAAATCGTTGTTGAGAAATCCAGAGACATCTACGAAGGTTTAGCAGAAACAGAAACCGCTGTAGAAGCCAAGGACATGAAAAAAGACGAAAAAGAAGAAGTCAAAGAAACTGAAGCGAAAGCGGAAGAAACAGTTAAAGAGACAGAAAAAACAGATTCAAAAGACGAATCAGTTGACGAAGAAGTTGAAATTGAAGAAACTTCAAAAGAAGAAGAGTCTATCGAAGAAGTTGGTGGCGATGCTACTGACGATTTAATCGGTGATATTTCAGCTGACGAAAAAGGCGATGCAGAACACGGTGATGATGCAAACGGTGAAGAACCTGCTGCTGATGACCAAGCTGACGCTGGAATCGAGAACAAGATCGTTGACTTAGAAGATGCTTTAGAAGAATTAAAAGCAGAATTCGAAAAAATGATGAATGGTGACAACGGCGATGACAAATCAGACGAGTCTGTAGCGCCACTAGCACCAGCTCAAGATGCCCAAGCACAAGTCGCTGTAGCACAAGAAGCTAAAAAAGATGATATGAAAAAGGAAACTGTGAAAGAGTACCACGAGAAGAAAACTGCTGACACAGCTGACCATTCAGATAAATCTGCAAAATCTCCAGTCGCTAGCAAAAACGACATGGGCGGAACTGCTAAAAATATAGCACAAGCTCAAGAAGATAATGCAAAAGTTTCTGTTGCTAAAGCAAAAGAGATGGGCGGAATTGAAAACAACCTAGGTAAAGAAAAAGCAGCATTCACTAAACAAGTGAAAGCTAGCAATACTGATGGTTCGGACAAATCAGCTAAATCTCCAATTACTGCTGCTAAGAAGTAAGCAATAACAGAGAAAAAAAGGGAGCGGAATGTCATTGTACCTTAGAGAACACTTAACCTACGATCAGGCCAGGATGGAAGTCTTGCACGAAGGCAAGGAAGGCAAGGACCTTTATATGAAAGGGATCTGCATCCAGGGCGGCATCAAGAATGCCAATCAGAGAGTATACCCAATCCAAGAGATACAGACTGCGGTAAAGACACTCAATGATCAGATCACGTCAGGTTACAGTGTGTTAGGGGAAGTGGATCATCCTGATGATTTAAAAATTAATTTGGACCGCGTGAGCCACATGATTACTGAGATGTGGATGGACGGTCCAAATGGATACGGCAAGATGAAGATCCTGCCAACACCAATGGGCCAACTAGTGAAAACTATGTTAGAGTCCGGGGTCAAACTGGGCGTGTCAAGCCGCGGTTCTGGAAACGTTTCGGAATACGGTGGCGGGCAAGTCAGTGACTTCGAGATCATAACAGTGGACGTAGTGGCTCAACCTTCGGCACCGGGTGCTTACCCAACTGCGATTTACGAACACTTGTTGAATACAAGGGGCGGAAATAAGGCAATGGGTCTGGCTGCTGAGATTAGAGATGATAAAAAAGCACAGAAGTACCTCAAAGAGGCGCTAACCAACATAATAAAGGACCTAAAATAATGTTTGACGCAATATCAAAACTGGTTGAATCCGGCGTGATTGGAGAAGACACACAAAAGACCATCCAAGAAGCATGGGACAACAAAGTTAAAGAAAATAAAGAGCAAGCCGCTGCTGAGCTTAGAGAAGAATTCGCTAAGAGATACGAGCACGATAAAAACAACATGGTAGAAGCCATCGATAAAATGATGACCGACAAGTTGAGTGAAGAGATCACCAAGTTCGTAGAAGACAGAAAAGCACTTGCAATGGAAAAAACAGCATACAAAGAAAACGTGGGCGCACACTCTGCAAAATTGGAATCATTCGTGATGAACAAATTGGCAGAAGAGATCACGGAACTTAATGTTGACAGGAAGAGCGTACACGAAAACTTCTCTAAATTGGAAGAGTTCGTAGTGGGCGCACTTGCTAGAGAAATCAAAGAATTCCACGAAGACAAAAAAGGTGTAGTGGAAACAAAAGTGAAATTAGTGAAAGAGGCCAAATCTCAAATGAAGAAATTGAAAGAGGCTTTCATTACTAAATCCGCCAAAGTTGTGGAAGACGCAGTGACTAAGAAATTGGGCGAAGAATTAGCTCAGTTGAAAGAAGACATCACTGCTGCTAGACAGATCAATTTTGGAAAACGAGTTTTCGAGGCGTTCGCTTCAGAATATCAATCTTCTTACCTAAATGAGAAGAGCGAGACTGCTAAACTATTAAAAGTAGTTGACGAGCAGATGTTGAAGATAGCGGAAGTCAAGAAATCCATCGATGAGAAGCAAGCGGTGATTGAATCCAAGGAGCAAGAAATTGCTAGAACACGGGATTTGATGGAACGCAAGGAAACGATGGCTGAGTTGCTCAAACCATTGAGCAAGGACAAGGCAGACATTATGGGACAATTGCTTGAATCAGTTCAAACAAATGCTCTAAAATCTGCTTATGCGAAGTATCTCGCTCCAGTGATGGACGACAAGTCAACTGCGCCAGTGGGCAAGAAAGTAATTTCTGAAGCCAAGGGTGACAGATCACAAAGAGAAGATGCTGATTTAACAAGTATCCGCAAATTGGCGGGTATATAACAATAAACAAAAGGGAAAAAGATCAAATGTCAGAACTATTTGAATCAAAATGGGGCGAAACAAAAGCCGCATTGACCGAAGGTTTAACTGGCAACAAGAAGAAGACTTTAGATATCGTCCTAGAAAACACTAGACGAGCTTTATCAGAGTCTGCTACTGCAGGCGCTACAAGTGCCGGCAACGTTGCTACTTTAAACAGAGTCATACTTCCAGTAATCAGACGAGTACTACCTACCGTTATCGCTAACGAGTTAGTTGGTGTTCAACCTATGACTGGTCCAGTAGGACAAATCCACACTTTAAGAATAAGATATGCTGAAGCATCTAGCGGTACAACTACAACAACTGCTGGTGAAGAAGCTTTATCTCCATTCAAGATCGCTGAAGCTTATTCAGGTGACAACTCTTCTACAAAAGCAGGCGCAACTGCTTCTTTAGAAGGTACTCCTGGAAAAAAATTAAGCATCCAGATCTTAAAACAAGCTGTTGAAGCAAAATCAAGAAAACTATCTGCAAGATGGACTTTTGAAGCTGCTCAAGACGCTCAGGCACAGCAAGGTATCGATATCGAAGCTGAAATCATGGCCGCTCTAGCACAAGAAATTACTGCTGAGATCGACCAAGAAATCATCGGTTCTTTATTGACACTAGCTGGTTCTGGCAACACACAAGCGTTTGACCAAGCGGCTGTATCTGGAACTGCAACTTTCGTGGGCGATGAGCACGCGGCACTTGCAATCTTGATCAACAGAGTGGCAAACACAATTGCACAAAGAACAAGAAGAGGCGCTGGAAACTACGCTGTAGTATCTCCAACTGCTTTAACTGTACTTCAATCAGCAACAACTTCAGCGTTCGCAAGATCAACTGAAGGCACGTTCGAAGCTCCATCAAACACCAAGTTTGTGGGAACTTTAAACTCTGCTATGAGAGTGTACGTTAATGCTTACGCCGCAGACAACGCAAGTATATTAGTAGGATACAAAGGATCTTCAGAAGCTGATGCTCCTGCATTCTATTGTCCATACATACCGTTGATGTCTTCTGGCGTTGTGCTAGATCCGTCTACTTTTGAACCAGTAGTGGGCTTCTTAACAAGATACGGTTACGTAGAGTTATCAAACACTGCGTCATCTCTTGGTAATGCGGCTGACTACCTTGGTACAGTGACGATCAACTCTACCAACTTAAAATTCAGTTAATCGTAAGATTAAGGAATTTCGAAAAAGGCGTCAGAAATGGCGCCTTTTTTTTGACTGAAAAATCTATATACACACAGATAATCAAAATATTTCATCGCCATACGGTCCGCAGAGCAAATACAGAGTTTTAACTTCTCTAGATCCCATTTAAATATTCCTGCGGACAATCATGTTCGCCACAATGTGAAAGGAATCCAATTATATGGAATACTTAAACAAAGTAAAAGCGTGGGCATCAAACCTGGCAGATCTAGGCGTGACCCTACTAGCCCTTGGGATAGTGCTGGAAGTGTTGTTCAAAGGACAGAGCATACCGTTCTTGTCTTCAACCAACATCATAGGCAACGTCACCCAACTCGTAAAAACTTTCTCCACTGAAGGACTGGTTGGCTTGGTTGCCATCTTCGTCTTGTACAGTATCTACAAAAAGAAGTAATACGGCGAAGGAAACTGGGGGCGGTGTAGACGTGCATCGCCCTTTTATCATACCACATAATAAACTAGAAAACACCATAAATACACACAGTTCATATAGCGCTCCACAATGGTGTGGAGACTTATGCGGATACCACCGCGTAGCACCTAGAACGTGCATTGGACTCCTAAACAAAGGAGAAAAAAAATGGGAAGACCCATACAAAAAAGAAAACTATCAGGCGCAGCAGATGCATTTGGTGGTGACCTATCTGGAAAGATAGCAGTAACAGCATACAGACCATTTGGTGGATCAAAAGTTGATTCCACAGTGGCCTACATCGCCAAGCAGCGAGGATCTAGAACTTTCAAAATACACATGGATGATTCTACCGAAGCGGTAATGAAACTGATGGCAGTGGCCCCAGGAACATTATCTGGTGCTGATGCATCAGGACTGGGACAGTTCTGCGTGCAAGTGATACTGGATGACTCCACAGTGGCTTACGTGTCAAAGTTCTACAACAATGTTGTGAGCTACGTGGACACAGCAGGCAACACCGGCAAGATCAAGTACACACTTGGTTCTGAAGGCACTGACGAAGGTCAAGTAGCAAGCACTGGTAATATCGACGTAAGATAATATCAGCACACGTGCTTTATAGGTGGATGCGGGGGAGTTTTTGGCTTCCCCCATCCGTTATAAATACAAAGGACATATGGCAAAAACACTACGCACATCAGGAGATTACACCATAAAGGCAGGTGCCGGAACAGCGGGCACCCACGAGGTCATAATTGACGCCAAGACATTCAGGGTAAAGGGAGACCTCACAGTGGATGGTGACCAGACAGTGGTCAACACCAGCATGCTCAGCGTGGAAGACACTTTCATAGAATTGAACAGGAACAACTCGGGAACCACCTTGGACGGCGGAGTCTACATCAACAGGGGACTGTTGGGATCAGACAGCGCACTGGCCAAGAACGCGGTGTTCTATTGGGACGAGAGCGAAGATTCCTTCAAGATGGGACTCACAGCAGAAGGCGCAGGCACCACCATACTGGCCAACAACACAGAGCTGGCCAGATTACAGCTTGCAGAGCCATCGGCCAATTCAGATGCAACTACCAAGAATTATGTGGACACCGCTATTTCAACTGCGGGCTACATCACCAGTTTTGACATAGCAGCGGATTCCGGCGCTGTGCAGACCGTGGTGGACGCGGATACTATAACAATAGCAGGCGGCAGCAACATCAGCACCGTGACCAGTGCTAGCGACACAGTGACAATTAATTTGGATAATGATCTTATCAACATCACTTCCATCACTTCAGATGCATCCAATGGAAATTTAACACTCAAGACCAACGGCACGGGTAACGTGGTGGTCAACAACATATTAACCTTCAACAGCAACGCAACAGCACCCACAGCCACATCGATTACAAAATTATATAGCAACACCGTGGGAGGTGGAGCAACTGGTGTATTTTTTGTTAACAGTGCAGTTGATTCTGGAGCAGAAGGAGAATTGATAAGTAAGAAGAAAGCAAGAGCACTAGCCATTGCTTTGGGCGGATAATTTATGATAACAAACTTTTCAGTAGGAACCAGTACCACAACAGCAGCATTTACCGCAACAGGAGATGTTGCAGTGACCGTGATTTATATCTGCAATACATCAGCCACGGACGGCGATGTGGATGTGTATCTGGTGCCCAACGGAGCAACCGTGGGAGCGCAACATTTAATTTACAAAAATCTCATAATCAGATCCAATGATACCTACATTATTGATTCAGAAAAATTAATATTGGGCACCGGAGACAGAATTTTTATAGCTGCTCCAGATTCTGCAGGCGAGTTCAATGCCACAATATCAACTATAGGAGTTTAATCCATGGGAAGATCTGCAAAACACATCTCCCTGAATGGCAGCAGAAATTCTGTCGTACTTCCAAAAGGCACCACCGCTGCGCAGCCAACAGCTCCAGTGGCCGGCATGCTGAGATACAACACCACGCTAGACAACCTGGAATATTACAATGGCACTAACTTCCTGCAAGTAGGCGGGGGAGTGGGAGGAGTAGCCACCGTGACTGCGGACAGCATCACCATCGATGGCAACACACCTGTCTTGACGTATGCAATGCCATCTGGACTGACCCCAACCGACGAGAATAATGTGCTGGTGTTCCTGGAAGGCATTTATCAAAAACCATCAACGTACACAATCACAGGCAGCAACATCACGCTGGCCGCGGTGCTGGTGGGTGATCACAACAAAACACTGACCGTGCTGCACGGTCTTGATTCAGTATAATTTTTTTTTAAAGAGATGCGAACGGCATCCATGTGCCCGGGGCACCTGCTTTCACGCACACCCAACCCAACACCGATCCTTTGACCGGCTGTGAATTCCATGTGATGTCTCCCTGCGCGAAGCTGCCGGCCTTGGGTGCAGCATCGTTGTACTGATGTGTTTGCCCTTGGAATCTAAAAGGTCCTGCTATGTCTAGATCCGCCTTGGGCTTGCGTATCTTTATGCCCACATTGTTGCTGCCAGATATAAAAATTGTTGGCTCCCCAGAACTGCCCATGGTAAAATCATCGCTGTTGGCTGTGCCCACATAAGCCTGGTTTCCTTTGACATCTGCTATAATCTCTATGCCGTCCTTCATTATACCCAGCAGGCCCGTGGGGCTATTAGTGTTTATGCCTATGCTGTTCTTGGACACATGCAGAGTGTCCGCGACGTTGAGTTCATTGAGTACACCCACCTCCTGCAACTTTGATTTGATAACCGAGTTGCCCAACCTATCCTTCCATAACACTTCATTGCTGTCTATCCTCACTGAATTAAGCACGTCTATATTGTCGGCCTTGGCGCTGTAGTAGTAGATGGTCTTGCAATGCACAGTGCCTTTGATTTCTAAATCATTCTCTATCACGATCCTGTCATCTTTGATGCTCAATTTTTTGGTCGTAGCAGAATCGTTAATTCCTGTGCTGGCAAAATTGGTGATGGTGCCACCTTCGATCTTATCACCACTGAGCTCTCTATCGGCGATAATATTGTTGTGGCTATTTAATTTAGCAAGTGCCTCGTTGAGCTTCTCTTCTGTCCATTTTAGTTTGTCATTGATCAACCTATTCTCTGAGTCCAGTCGATCGATGTATGCGCGAGTGACTTTTTGGATCTGCTCTTCTATTACCTGTTTTATGCTGAGTTCAATGGACATATTATCAGCTATTTATAGGTACACTTTCCTGCGACAAAAACTAATAAATAACTGGTAAAACTATGTCTATTCAACGTATAC